ATGAATGAAACAAAGAAAAAGCTAATTAAAAGATATATTAGCCAATTAAGGGGGGTGTTCAATCAGGAGCAAGCCTTTAATATTGTCTTAGGAATATTGTTTATAAAATGGATGGAGCAATCAGATAGATATGGTGACTCAGTTTATTTAATCACCAAACCTATCTTGGACAATGAGAATCCAGAAAATAGTATAAGATATTATGAAGCAGACTTCCCAGAAATAGCTGGAATACTTAGTACTCTTCTGAGTAAATCCTTTGTAGATGAGAAAATAGATTTAAAAGAAGTTTACTGGTCCCTAAGTAATAAAGAGTTTAAAACCAAGCATGACCTGCGAGACTTGATAAATATAGCAGTCCAAGATGGCCTAGAAGTTAGAAACTTCAACGAGACACCCAATAGCATAGCTAGTCTAGTAGTAAACCTAGTAGAGGGAAATAGAATAGACAGCTTCGCAGATTACTGTTCAGGTATATCTAATATTGCTTTAGAGGTATTTAGGAAAACTGACTGTCAACCATATTACTATGCAGAAGAGATCAATACTACTATAGCTTTAATATCAAAGCTTTTAATGATTGTTAATGAAGTAGAAAGCTATGAAATCATAAACAAAGATATTTTCACCAAAAGGGATAAAGAAGAAGTTAAAGAATTTGATTTAGTAGTATGCGATATGCCTAGAATATCAAGATATGATAGACAATTTAGAGCAAATGATCCAAGATTTCGTTATGGAGCTCCAGGAAAAGCAAATCCAGAATGGGCCTTTATCCAAAATATAATCTACCATTTAAATGAACAAGGTAAAGGTATAGCAATAGGTTCAAAAGGAATGCTTGTGAGGGGTTTTGAAAAAGATGTAAGATCTAGGATAGTTAAAGAGGATTTAATTGAAGCAGTTATAACCCTGCCAGATAATCTATATGAAGGCACCAATATAGGAACTGAAATAATAATCCTTAACCGAGACAAGCCAGTAGAAAGACAAGGATTAATACTTTTTATTAATGCCCATGAATATGGAGTAAGACTTAATAGAAACCAATATAGCTTAACTGAAGAAGGTAGAAAGAAAATACTAGATGCTTATTACAATGGTATGGAAGAGGAAGGCTTTAGTAAACTCATCCCCTTAGAAAAGATACAAGAATATGAATATAGATTAAACCCAGTTGAATATATAGACTTTGAAACATTAAAGAATAAATTTGAAGAAACCATAGCACTAGATAAAATTGTAGAAATTACAAGAGGTCTTAGCCTTTCAAGAAATGAACTAGAAGAATTAGAAGCTGAAGAAGGCTACTACTTTATCAGCGTTAGAAATATTGATGAAAGCGGCATTAACTATGAAGATGCAAGTAGAATTAAGCCTAAGAGCAATGAGTGGTTAGAAAGATATAGTGTTGAACCAGAAGACATACTCATCACTACAAAAGGGTGGGAAACCAAAGTAACCCTAGTAGGCACCAACTTTAAAAATCTATTCTTCAGCAGTAATTTAACTAGAATCAGAGTTGATCGTAATAAATATAATCCATATATATTAGTAGAGTTTTTAAAAAGTAAAATTGGTAAAAGGATGCTTGAAAGTATCCAGACAGGTACTACAGTAACATTAATCAATAATAAACAACTCTCCAGAATGGAAGTACCAGTGTATTCAGAGAAGGTAATGTATGAGATAGGTAATGCAATGGAAGACAACCATAAAACCTATGAACACAGAATAAGGGAAGCAGAAAGAGAATATGAAGGGAAACGAAAAGAGCTAATGGAAAGATTAGGTATAAACAGCGGTCTATAAAACAAATTCAAAGGAGGATGGCCATGCAAACTGCAAGAAAAATTGAAAGAATGAACTGCCCTACTTGTGGCAAGAGGCTTTTTGACAAAGAAGAAGGAGCCTATGGATTTACAAGAGAAAAATGCCAAGTGTGTAAAAGCATTTGGAGAGTAGATTTAGCACATAAAAAGTTTACATTAATAGCTGGTAAAGCTGTACAGAGACGATAAGGAGTCATAGAACTACCTTAAGAGCCTGATAGCTACTTTTAATTAAGTAGTTATTGGGCTCTTTTTTTATTGTTATAGAAAGTATGTTCGATTTCCAATAGTAAGAAATACAATCTCAATCTATTTATATAGTATAGAGTAAATTTTAATATATCATCAAGCAGCCGAAAGGCTCGCCTAATAAAAAAAAGGTGAGTTTTTTGGCTGATTGTTATGCCCTTTTCTCTCCGAGAGAGGGGCTAATTTTATGTCAAGATTTATTGAAATTGATGGAGAGAAAGTACCAGTAAGTGAAGAGGTTTACAAGGCTTATATGCAGCCAGTTTGGAGAGAGCAGAAAAGAATACAAAGAGCTTATAAGGATTTAAATGAGATGGATGATCCTTTTGCTGGAAGTGGAAAGATTTTAAAGCAATCAAATGCAGGTAATGGGTCTGGCTTGCATCATATCAAAATGGGTTTACCTTTGTCCCTAAATCAAGCTAGGGAAGAACAAGGCTTCGAAGCAAAATCAGAAACAAATGTTGAAGAAGAAGTTGCATATAAAATTTTACTAGATGAACTCTTAAATATCTTAGATGAATTAAATGATAAAGACAGTAAAGCTATGAAACTTGTATTGATAGAAGGATTATCCGAACGAGAGGTAGCTAAAGAAATCGGTATGTCTAGAAAGACCGTCAATAACAGAAAGAAAAAGTATCTTCCAATTATTCAAGAGAAATTAAAAGATTGGACTAAATAAACTTTACCCAAAACCTTTACAGATGTCCTAGGAGATATAGAAGGACAATAAAAAAATCTTTACCCAGAATTGAGGTGAATGTCCTAAGAGATATGAAGGGAGGAAATCTTATGCAAAAGGAATTACAGGAAGAAATGGCTGGAACATTGATGGCTATTTCTGTTGTAAGTAAGAGTCTAGCTAAAAAAGTTATGAAAGGAGAAAAAGATAATGAGCAGGATGAAACTAGCAATGAATGTAGTGAAAGACCTAAGGAGCCTTGCAGATAGTATTGAAGCTCTAGCAACAGATGAGCAACATGTAACTGATGTAGAAGAGGTAAGAGAACCAGCAACAAAAATAACATTTGAAGATTTAAGAGCAGTCCTTGCAGTTTTAACTAGAGATGGCAAGCAAAAAGAAGTAAAGAAACTCATCATCAAATATGGAGCTAAAAAGCTTTCTGATGTTCCAGAGGACAAGTACCAAGAACTACTAGATGAAGCGAGGAAAATATAATGGCACAACATGCTCTACTTTCTGCATCAGGTGCTGACCGTTGGATGAACTGCCCACCCAGTGCTCGCCTAGAGGAGAATGAAGAGGGCAAATCAAGCATCTTTGCAAGAGAAGGAACCTTTGCCCACGATTTATCAGAATTGAAGCTAAGAAGTCATTTAGGAGAAATATTAAAGGCTGACTTTAATAAAAAGTTAAAAGCTATGAAAGAAAACGAGTTTTATACTAAAGAGCTGGAAATGTATGTAGACCAATATGTAGACTTTGCCATTGAGAAGATAAATGAACATAAAACAGGAATGATCTCCATAGAGCAGCGAGTTGATTATTCTTGCATTTGTAAAGAAGGCTTTGGAACTGCAGATTTATTAGTTGTAGATGAAGATGCAATAGAAGTAGTAGATTTAAAATTTGGTAAAGGCCTAAGAGTAGACGCTATAGATAATAGTCAACTTAGGCTATATGCACTTGGAGCAGTGGATAATTTTAACTTCCTATATGGAGCAAAGAAAGTGAAGATGACCATAATGCAGCCAAGACTTGATCATATCTCCACTGATGAAATGGAAGTAGAAGATTTGCTTAAGTGGGGAGAGGAAGAAGTCAAACCTAAGGCAGATTTAGCCTATGCAGGTGAAGGAGAATTTAATCCTGGAGAACATTGTATATGGTGCCTAGTTAAAGACAGATGCAGGGCTAGGGCAGATGAGAATATGAAACTAGCAAAATTAGACTTTAAAAATGCACCACTACTGACAGATTTAGAAGTAGTGACAGTTTTAAAGCAAGTAGATGAATTAGTAAAGTGGGCCAAAGATATAGAAAAGTACGCTTACACAGAAGCAGTTAATAACAATAAGGAGTGGCCTGGCTTTAAGCTTGTAGAAGGTAGAAGAACCAGAAAGTACACTTCCAAAGAAGAAGTAGCAAAGGTTCTTCTTGAAGCAGGATATGAAGAAGAAAAGATATATTCTAAATCACTGTTAAGCCTAACAAAGCTTGAAAAGCAGCTAGGTAAAAAAGACTTTGAAGAAGTAATAGGTTCTTTAATAGAAAGACCACCAGGGAAATTAAAGCTGGTGCCAGATGATGATAAGAGGCTGGAGATTAAAAGTTCAGCTGAAATAGATTTTAAAAACTAAAAGGAGAGTTGATTATTATGACAAAGGTGATTACAGGAAAATGCTTATTGAGTTATGTGTTCGTAAACAAACCAAAGGCTGCAGTAGCAGGTGGAGAAGAGAAATATTCGCTATCAGCAATAATACCAAAGAATGACAAGGCTACACTTGGAAAAATAGAAGCTGCAATAGAAAAAGCTACAAAAGAAGGAGTATCAAGATTTGGTTCAAAGTTCGGAAAGGCACCAAGTTTTAGAATACCTTTAAGAGATGGAGATGTAGACAAGCCAGATGATGAAGCCTACAAGGACAGCTACTTTTTAAATGTAAACTCTAAAACTAAACCTGGTCTAGTAGATAAGGATGTAAATCCTATACTGGACCCAACAGAAGTCTACTCAGGATGCTATGGAAGAGTGAGTATAACTGGATTTCCATATTCAGTAAACGGCTCAACTGGGATAAGCTTCTCACTTAATAATGTACAAAAGTTAGAAGATGGAGAATCACTTGGCGGAAAACCTAGAGCTGAAGATGACTTCTCAGCATTTGCAGATGATGACATATTAGGATAATGGATATGAAAACTCTAGCAGTAGATATTGAAACCTATAGTAGCGTAAACCTCAGAACTTCTGGGGTTTTCAGCTACACAGAAGCAGATGACTTTGAAATATTACTCATTGGATATTGCTTCAATAACGAGGAAGTTCAAGTAGTAGACCTAGCCCAGGGAGAAGAAATACCAAAGGAAGTAATAGAAGCTTTAACAGATTCATCAATAATTAAAACAGCCTTTAATGCAGCCTTTGAAAGAACCTGTTTAGCAAAGCATCTAGGAGAAGAAATAGCAGCAGAACAGTGGAAATGTTCTATGGCTCATTGCTTAACACTAGGACTACCTGGAAGTCTTGCAGGAGTAGCCCAGGCCCTAAGATTAGAGATGCAGAAGATGGATGAAGGTAAAGCCTTGATAAGATACTTCTCTATCCCCTGCAAGGCAACTAAGGTTAATGGTGGAAGAACTAGAAATACACCAAAGCAAGATATAAAAAAATGGAATATCTTCAAAGAATACTGTAAGCAAGATGTGGAAGTTGAAAGAAGTATCAGAAAAAAGCTAGATAACTTCCCCATGATAGAAAGTGAAATAAAGCTATGGAATCTAGACCAAAAGATAAATGATCTAGGAGTAAAAATAGATAAGCAGTTAGTAGAAAACGCAATAAAGTGTGATGAAAACTATCAAGAAAAACTATACGAAGAAGCAGTAGAACTTACGAATCTAGATAATCCAAACAGCCCAATGCAACTAAAGAAATGGCTTGAAGCTGAAACAGGATTTGAGATAGATGGACTAACAAAGCAAAATGTATCAGACTTATTAGAAAAAGACATAAATCCTAAAGTCAAACGAGTATTAGAGTTAAGGCAAGATATGTCCAAGACTTCAGTTAAGAAATATGAAGCTATGGACAGAGCAATTTGTATAGATGAAAGAGTTAGAGGATTACTTCAATTCTATGGAGCTTCGACTGGGCGATGGGCAGGGCGTTTGGTGCAAATTCAAAATTTACCTAGGAACACCATGAGCGATTTAGGCCTAGCCAGAAATCTATTACTCGAAGGAAACTATGAGCCCATAGAACTACTCTTTGATTCAGTACCAGATGTATTATCGCAACTCATAAGAACAGCCTTTATTCCATCAAATAATAGCAGATTTATAGTTTCAGACTTCTCAGCTATTGAAGCTAGGGTCATAGCCTGGCTTGCAGGTGAAAGGTGGAGGCTTGATGTTTTTAACTCCCATGGAAAGATATATGAAGCATCAGCATCACAGATGTTTGGAGTTCCAATAGATGAGATTACTAAAGACAGTGAATATAGAAGAAAAGGTAAGATTTCAGAACTGGCTCTTGGCTATCAAGGGAGTGTTGGAGCACTTAAAGCTATGGGAGCTATAGATATGGGTCTAGAGGAAGAAGAACTAAAACCTTTAGTAGACACCTGGAGAAGATCTAATCCCAATATAGTAAAGCTTTGGTGGGATGTAGGAGATGCTGCAATAAAAGCAGTAAAGGGAAGAACAACTATAAAAATGCAACACGGACTTAAGTTCTCCTATAGAAGTGGCATCCTATTTATTACTCTTCCATCTGGTAGAAGTCTAGCTTATGTAAGACCAAGAATTGAAATAGATGAAAGGTTCAATAAGGACAAGTTAACATTTGAAGGTCTTATGCCTGGAACTAGAAAGTGGGGCAGGGTTGACACTTATGGCGGAAAACTAACGGAAAATATTATACAAGCCATAGCCAGAGATTGTTTAGCTGAATCCATGATAAGGCTTGATGAAACAGGATATAAAATTGTAGCACACATACACGATGAGGTAGTTCTAGATGTTCCAGATAACTTTGGATCGCTTGAAGAAGTAGAAGCTATTATGGCTCTTCCGATGGACTGGGCTCCAGGATTGCCACTAGGAGCTGAAGGCTTTGAATCTGAATATTACAAGAAGGATTGATTTTATGGATAAAGAAACTATAGCGTTTATAAAAGACTTAAAGAAATACAGAAGAAAAATACCAAAGCATCAATTAAAAACAATTAGAGGTCAGGCTCTTTCAGGAAATCTTGAAGGGGCTAAACTTGGCCTTAAGAAAATAAGCAAGGAGAGGATAGAATGATTGAATTTACTCTATACACATCAAACTATACAGGTAATCTTTCAAACTGTATTTATCCAGAGAAGATAGTAATAAAGACTGAGGAAGATATGAAAGAAGCTATTAAATTTGACCATGTTACTGCTGAATATAAAGATAATTACAGGAGTAACAAGAACTTTATAAGGGCAGATAATATACCACTTGATTGTGATAATGATCATTCAGATGACCCAAAGGACTGGATAACTTCAGTGGATGTTTCCCTTGAGTTTCAAGATGTAGCATTTGCAGTATCATACAGCAGAAATCATATGAAGCAGAAAGGTAGTCAATCTCCAAGACCGAGATTCCATGTATATTTTGCAATACCAGAAATAACAGATGCAAAGGAATATGCAGACTTAAAAAAGAGAATTTCGTCAGCATTTCCCTACTTTGATAAGAATGCTTTAGACAGCGGAAGATTCCTATTTGGAACTGACAATACTGAAGTTGAATTCTATAAGGGAGATAAAAGCATTATAGATTTCATTAGTGAATCTGACTTTGAAAACTGGGAAAATACAAAAGATATTATTATAGAGGGCAGTCGGAATAACACCATGTCCACGTATGCTGCAAGAGTTATAAAACGCTTTGGTGATACAGAAAAGGCACATGATCTCTTTCTTAAAGAAGCAGAAAACTGTGTTCCACCACTTGAAGAAGGGGAGTTAAAACTTATATGGTCCAGTGCTTTAAAGTTTGGACAACAAGTATCATCACAAGAAGGATATATTCCACCTGAAGACTATAACTCTGAAATGGAACTAGAACCAGAGGACTATTCAGATGTAGGCCAAGCAGTAGTGATGGCTGAAGAATATAAGGATAAGCTTAGGTATTCACCATCAACAGACTTCTTAGTCTATAACGGAAGCTACTGGGAGGAATCAAAACCCAAAGCACAAGGAATATCCCAGGAACTTACTTTTAGACAATTAGAAGAAGTTGAAATTGAAATACAAAAGATTATGAAGGAGATGCGGGAAAATGGGGTGTTTGATTTAATAGCAAATCTAGGTAAGAAAAAAGCAGAAAGTGTTTTTAATGATAGCCAAAAGAGAAGCTTTAAAAAATATGAGAAAGCAATGGAGTATAAAAAATATGTAATAAAAAGAAGAGATTCAGGGAGAATATCATCAGTTCTTAAAGAAGGGCAGCCTATGCTTGAGATAGATATGGAAGATCTTGATGCAGATGAATTTCTATTAAATACACCAAAGGGAACCTATGATTTAAGAAAAGGAATAAGTTCTCCTATGGAACATAATCCATCACACTTTATAACAAAAGAAACAACAGTAGATCCAAGTGATGAGGGCATGAAACTTTGGACAGATATGCTTGATGTTACCTTTCAAAAAGATAAAGCCCTCATAGACTATGTTCAAAGAGTAGCAGGGCTTGCAATTATAGGAAAAGTCTATGAAGAAGCCTTGATTATAGCCTATGGAGAAGGAAGGAACGGGAAGTCAACCTTTTGGAATTCAATAGCTAGGGTGTTTGGAAGCTATAGCGGGAATATATCAGCAGATGCCTTAACTGTTGGGAACAAAAGAAATACAAAACCAGAGCTTGCTGAAGCTAAAGGAAAAAGGCTATTAATAGCAGCAGAAATGGAAGAAGGTATGAGACTTAGTACAGCAATGATTAAGCATCTATGTTCTACGGATTTAATATATGCAGAAAAGAAATATCAGGCACCTTTTAGTTTTATACCAACTCACACATTAGTTTTATACACAAATCACCTACCTAAGGTAGGAGCCATAGATGAGGGAACTTGGAGAAGACTTATAGTTATTCCTTTTGAAGCTACTATAAAAGGGAGCGGTGAGATTAAAAACTATGGGGACTATCTATTTGAAAATGCAGGCGGTGCTATTCTTACTTGGATAATAGAGGGAGCAGAAAAGGTGATAAAAGAAGATTGTAAAATAGTTCTTCCTAAAAAAGTTAGGGAAGCCATAGATGATTATAAGAAAAAGAATGATTGGCTAGCACATTTTCTTGAAGAATGTTGTGAAATAGATGAAAATTATACAGCAAAATCGGGTGAAGTTTATGATGAATACCGAGCATTTTGCATCAGAACTGGAGAATTTGTTCGTAGCACCACTGATTTTTATACAGCACTAGATTCATCAAAGTTTGAAAGGAAAAGGACTAGTGTAGGTGTAATCGTAAAAGGTTTAAAGATTAAATCAGAGTTTATTTAAAAAACTTAAGAATTAACCTACATTGACCTACATTTAAAAAACGCTGTAACCCTGTATTTTACTACAAAGTGTAGGGCTATGTACCTCTATACTATAACTACTATATATATATTAAATATTATACATATATAGAGATAGTGTTTGAATAGCCCTTCATAGCCCTACATTATAAATTTGATGAGGAGGAATTGAAATGATGATAAATAAAATAATAGAAAAAGTATTCAAAGATGATTTTGTAAGTTTTGTAGAGGTTGAAAGAATATTTGATGAAAATAAATTTAATTATAAAGGTACTAGAGTTATTAGACACCCAAAATACCCTAGCCTAGTTATATGGGCTGAATGGAATCAAGAAGCTATAGATATAGTAGAAGGGATAGTTGTAAATAGAGATATATGCCTTCAAACTAGCCATCCACTAATCTATTTTATAGACGGTGATAGATTAATAATACCAGTAGCTGAAAATATAAAAGATTATAAAGAAGAACGCTGGCTCCCAATGGTTTTAAGGCCTGATAAAAATGTTAGAAAGTAAAATAGAAAATAGACTAAAAAAAGAAGTAGAAAAAAATGGTGGACTAGCACTAAAGTTCACCTCACCTGGAATGGCAGGAGTACCAGATAGACTGGTGCTTCTTCCTAAAGGGAGAATAGCCTTTGTAGAACTTAAAGCTCCAGGAAAGAAACTAAGACCCCTGCAGCTTAAAAGAAAAGAACAGCTAGAAGTGTTAGGCTTTAAGGTTTATGTAATAGATTCATATAAAAGAATCGATAAGTTTATCGGGGAGATGGTGGAATGAAATATAAGCCACATAAGTACCAGGAATATGCTAAAGACTGGATAATAGAGAAAGAGAAATCAGGCTTACTGCTGGACATGGGGCTTGGGAAAAGTGTTATAACCCTAACAGCCATAGATGATTTAATGTTTGATTACTTTGAAATAGAAAAAGTATTAATAATAGCACCCCTAAGAGTAGCTGAATCAACCTGGGATGCTGAAATAGAAAAGTGGGATCATCTTAAAGATTTAAAGATATCAAAAGTTCTAGGACCAGAAAAGAAAAGGATAGAAGCATTAGAAGTAAAAGCTGATATCTATATTATAAATAGAGAAAATGTTAAATGGCTTGTAGACCTACTGGTTAAAGATTGGCCTTTTGACATGGTAGTAATAGATGAACTATCAAGCTTTAAATCTCATAAAGCTGGTAGGTTTAAGGCTTTAAAGAAAATAAGGCCTTGTATGAAAAGAGTAGTAGGTTTAACTGGAACTCCAGCACCAAATGGTCTACTTGATCTATGGGCTCAAATCTATCTTCTTGATGGTGGAGAAAGACTGGGAAGAACCATAACCAGCTATAGGGATAGATACTTCAATCCAGACAAACGAAACCAACACATAATCTTTTCCTACAAAGTCAAGGAAAATGCTGAAGAAGAAATATATGAAAAGCTTGAAGATATATGTGTAAGCATGAAAGCAGAAGATTATCTTCATATGCCATATAGAATAAATAACAAAATAGCAGTTACTTTACCAAAAAAGATAAAAGAAAAGTATAAGCAGCTGGAAAAGGATCTTCTTTTACCACTTGAAGATAGCGACATAGTAGCAAATAATGCTGCAGCACTTACTAATAAACTACTCCAGTTCTCAAATGGTGCTATCTATGATGAAAATGGAGATGTAGAAGAAGTTCATGATGAAAAGTTGAAAGCACTAGATGAATTAATAGAAGCAGCTAATGGAAAACCAGTTCTAGTCTTTTATTCCTACAAGCATGATAAAGATAGAATTATAAAACACTTAAAAAATGTAAGAGTTCTTGAAAGTAAAGAAGATATAGATGCTTGGAATAAGGGTGAAATACCTATAATGCTAACCCACCCAGCCTCAGCAGGACATGGGCTTAACCTTCAAGCGGGTGGAAGCATAATAGTATGGTTTGGGCTAACTTGGAGCCTAGAGCTATACCAACAAGCAAATGCAAGACTGCATAGACAAGGACAAAAGGAAAATGTAATAGTCCATCACATAATAGCAAAAGGAACAGTTGATGAAGATGTGATGAGAGCACTTGATAAAAAACAAATAAACCAAGGAGAACTACTCCTAGCTGTAAAAGCTAGAATAGAAAAGGAGGAAAAATAATGCTATATAATAACGAAGGATACCTGGATTCAACGGCTTACCAAGCATTAAAGAATATAGAAGAAGAAAAGAAAATAGTATTTATCTGTAGTCCATATAAAGGTGATATAGAAATAAATACTCTAAGGGCTAAGAGGTACGGAAGGTACGCTGTAAATAAAAGGCAAGTTCCAATAATACCTCACCTTATGTACACTCAGTTTCTAAATGAGGACAAACATGAAGAAAGACAACTAGGACTTGATATGGGATTAATTCTACTTTCAAAGTGTCAAGAGATATGGGTCTTTGGAAGTAGAGTGTCAAAGGGAATGGAAATAGAAATAGAAGAAGCTAAAAGAAGAAACATACTAATCAAATATTATGATATACACTGCAAGCCAATAGTAGGAGGAGATAGATGATGGATAGAAACTATGAAGATTTAGCTAATGCTATAGTAGTACAAGCTGTTAAGGACTATCGAGAAGCATTAAATAAGTTAAAGAAAGAACCCAGAAGCATAGGAGCAAAAGTTACAAAACTTGAAATAGAGATCTTCTTTCGCTCTAGTTGGTATAGGGAACTTACCACCCTAGATCCAGAGATGCTTATAGAAAAACTTAAGGAGGAGATTGCCTAATGACAGCTAAAGAATATTTATCTCAGGTATACTGGCTTAATAAAATGGTAAATAATAAGCTGGAGCAAAAGGAAGAACTCGAAGCTATGGCTGAAAGAACTACTATAGATTTTACAAAAGAAAAAGTATCTGGTGGATCTGGGGTAATAAGTCCTATGGAAGACGCTGCAGTAAAACTAATAGATTTAAGCCATCAGATAAATGATGATATAGATGAATTAATAAATCTGAAAAAAGAAATAGCTGCAACAATAAAAAAGGTTGGAGACTATAGGTATAGAACAATACTTGAAATGAGATATCTAAAAGGAAAGCTATGGGATGATGTATCAGGAGATATTGGATTTGATAAAAGGTGGGTTATGAAACTTCACAGTAGAGCTTTAAAAGAAATTGATGAAATATTGAAGTTGACCACTAAAAGACACTTGTAGTCGAGGTTAAGGTGTGTTATTATTAAGATGTAAAGATATATAGAAATTTATAGATAGTCCTTCAGCCAAGTCTGTGGGGCTATTTTTTATAGGAGAGATACAAATGAAAGAAGAAAGAAAATGTCAGTATGAAAACTGCAGAATGGAAGCCGAGAGAGATAGCATCTACTGTAAGTTCCATGTAAGAATGGTGGAGTCTTACGAGAAGATGTCACCAGAGTTAAAGGAAGTCTATGATAGAATAAAAAAAGAAAGATACGGTTAGATCTAGAGCACTTAGCTTTAGGGCTTTTTCTATGCCCAAACTAGGAGGTGGTAGCAGTGCCGATGAAGCCGCTCAAACCATGCAAGCACCCAATGTGTCCTGAGTTAACTAAAGATAGATTTTGTGACAAGCATAAGAAATTGTATGAAAGAAAGAGTGCAAGCAAGAGAGGGTATGATTCTAGATGGAGGAAGGCTAGAGCAAGGTTTCTAAAAGCTAATCCTTTATGTGTGGAATGCCTAAAATCTGATAGAGTAGTTGAAGCTATAGTAGTGGACCATATTATTCCACATAGGGAAGATAAGAAATTATTCTGGGATGAAAGCAACTGGCAAGCACTATGTAAGAGTTGCCATGATAAAAAGACAATGACAACTGATAGGTATCGAGAGTATAAGTATTAACTTAAAAACTTCCATGTGATAATATATTAATAAGATTATATGGGAGGAATAAAATTGAAACAAGAAATATTGGAATTACTAAATTTAAATCAAGAAGGTTCATACTGGGACTTTAAAAAAGAATGGTATTTAAAAGAAAAGAAAGTAGACCTACTTCATGATATTATTTGTATGGCTAATAATTTAGAAAATAAAGACGCTTTTATAATTATTGGTATAGATGATGAGGGTAAAGTTAAAGGCATTGAAAATGATATTAATCGAAAGAATACTCAAATGATAGTAGATCTTTTAAAAGATAAGAAATTTGCAGGAGACATTCGTCCCAAAGTATATGTAGAAACTATATTTATAATGGGGAAGAAGATAGATATAATAGTAATAAAAAATAGTTATAATACACCATATTATTTAACAGAGAGATATAAAAATGTAATAGCAAATAATATTTATACTCGTGTAATGGATACCAACACACCTAAAGATAAATCAGCTGATATTCATCATATTGAATACTTGTGGAAGAAGAGGTTTAGATTAATATCCACTCCATTGGAAAGAATCAAATACTATTTAGAGAAAACCGATGAATGGTTGGATTCTCCTACAAATTGGGAAACTGTAAAGAAATATAATAAATATTATCCGGAATTTACTATTGAATATACACTCGAAGATCATGGGAATGCTTATCAATATTATTTATTTAATCAAACAGACATAAGGCCACATTGGAATGAGATAAGAATATTTTATCACCAAACTCTATTATCTACGTTAGAAGGAATTAATTTAGATGGAGGTAGATATCTTACACCTGTTCCGTTAACAGATGGGTTATCATTGGGAGGTTATAATAGATGGGACATAGTATTTAAATATTTTATAAAGGATACTTTAAGATATACTATCCATCAATTTTATTACGACTCAAATAAAGGTGATGAAAGGATAGCACATGATAAATTTAAGGATTGCGTATTAGTTTTCAAATCAGAAGAAGAAAAAGAAGTTTTTAAGCAATATGTGTTAAATGTTTGGCATCGTAAGGAAGAATATTCTAAGGACATTAGGACCCCACATTTTCCAGACATTAGGGGTTATAAAATGGAGGAGTTTGAAAAACAATATAAGGATGTACAAATATTAAAGAGAATATTTGATGAATTCAGGGAATTATACTAATAATTTAAAATAGATAGGGGTAGGGGTCATCTTATCCCTACAACTAAGTAGTTCCGGGACCGCCACCCCCCAACGCACGGAATTTCGCAAAATTGCATAGGGGGGTATAAGGAAATAAAACTGATATAAGCATTAATAATGCTTGATTGCTAAAGAAACAAGTGTTGAAAAAGAGGTTGAAATGTATTAAAAAGGATTTAAAAACAATTGACAAAACATTTTCTTGTCATATAATAATAATAATAACAGATCCCGCCACGCCTCTTAACAATGCGTACCAAGGCGGGACATTTTATGAAAAGGTAGATATTAAATTAATGGGATTCCCTGATAACTGGGAAGAACTGCTTGAATAAATATAATAGATAATAGACTCTCAGGAAACTGGGAGTTTTTTTATGCCTATTTTTAAAGAAAGGTGTGAGAACTTGATTATAGAAAAAATTAAAATAGAAAAATTAAATCCTTCTAAATACAATCCTAGAAAAGATTTAAAAGCAGGAGATCCTGAATATGAAAGGTTAAAGAAGTCCATAGAGACATTTGGATATGTTGAACCAGTCATCTGGAATAAAAGAACTGGAAATATAGTAGGAGGCCATCAAAGACTCAAGATATTAAAAGAGCAGGGCCAAGAAGAAGTGGATTGTGTGGTAGTTGATATGGATGAGAGTGAAGAGAAAGCACTTAATGTAGCTTTAAATAAAGTATCTGGAGATTGGGATTTACCAAAACTTGCAGATTTAATAGAACAACTTGATGCAGATATGTTTGATATTTCTCTTACTGGATTTGATATGGCTGAGGTAGAAGACTTATTCAGTCAGGTACACGATAAGGATATCGAAGATGATGACTTTGATGTTGATGGTGCTCTTGAAGAAGAATCCTTTGTAAAGTTTAATGATATATGGCTGCTTGGAAAACACAGACTTTTATGCGGAGATGCAACTGATAAAAATGATATGGCTAAACTAATGGATGGGAAAAAAGCTAATCTATGCATAACAGATCCCCCATATAACTGTGACTACACTGGTGGTACAGGAATGAAGATACAAAATGATAATATGTCAGACAGTTCATTTAAACAATTTCTTCTAGATTCTTTTAAAAATATATACGATAATTTGGTAGATGGAGGTGCTTTTTATTCCTTTCACTCGGATGCAGAAAAGGTTAATTTCTTCAATGCAACTGTTGAAGCAGGATTTCATTATTCCACCACTTGCTTATGGGTAAAGCAATCTCTAGTATTATCAAGAATGGACTATCATATGAGGCATGAGCCTATAATTTATGCTTTTAAAAATACTGCAAAACATAAATGGTATGGAGGAAGAAAATTAACTACTGTTTGGGAATTCGATAGACCTACTAAGTCAAAGCTTCATCCAACTTCTAAGCCATTAGATTTAATAGGATTTCCAATGAAGAACTCATCTATTGAAAATTCTATAATATTAGATCCTTTTGGTGGTAGTGGAAGCACATTAATAGCTAGTGAGCAGTTAAATAGAATTTGCTATATGTCAGAGTTAGATCCAAAATATGCAGCTGTAATTATAAAGAGATATATAAAGGAAGTTGGAACAGATGAGGAAGTTTATCTTTTAAGAGATGGAGAAAAAATTAAATATAAAGATGTTGTAAAGGAGCAGTAGCTGATTACTCGGTTATATGCTCTTTTTATTTTGAGGAGATGATAATTTGGAGTTTATTGATTTATGTGCTGGAATTGGGGGATTCAGACTTGGCTTAGAATTAGCAGGGCATAAATGTGTTGGATTTTGTGAAATAGATAAATATGCAGTTAAATCATATAAAGCTATGCATGATACAGAAGGAGAGTGGTACAGAGATGACATTACAAAACTTAAATCAGAAGAAATTCCCTATGCAGACATCTGGACCTTTGGATTCCCATGCCAAGACATCTCAGTTGCAGGAAAACAAAAAGGACTTAGAGGAGAAAGAAGTGGAATCTATTTCTCAATTATTGACCTTATCAAAGGCAAAGAAGAAAAAGATAAGCCCACATACCTTCTTATTGAAAACGTTAAAAATCTGTTATCAATTAATGGAGGATTTGACTTTACCACAGTTCTCTCTGAACTGGACCAAGCTGGGTATGATGCAATGTGGCAAGTGCTTAATTCTAAAGACTTCGGAGTCCCTCAAAATCGAGAGCGTGTGTTCATTATCGCAAATCTTAGAAGCAGAGGTAGACGAGAAATATTACCTATCGGAGGAGAAAACTCAGCAGCTATTAAGCAAATTATAGATGGGAGACAAGGAGATAGGGTCTTAGATCCTAAAGGAATATCATGCACACTAACTGGCAACGGTGGAGGGTGGGGTGGAAAGACGGGACTTTATTTTATAGATCAGTCAACTACTAAAACTAAAATTACAGAAAACTCTAGGTGTATTACTTCAAGATACACTGCTGGAATTGTAAATAGAACAGCTATGAATAGTGGAGTATTAGAAGCTAGAGCAGTTATAACTCCAGAGCGTAAAGAGAAAAGGCAGAACGGTAGAAGAATGAAAGATTTAGATGAACCAATGTTTACCTTAACTGGTCAAGATCGTCATGGTGTAGCAATTAAAGAAGCTACAAAAAAAGGGTTTGCTGAAGCAGAAATTGGTGACAGCATTAATGTTTCCTTTCCTAATAGTAAAACAAGAAGAGGGAGAGTTGGGAAAAAGGTGGCACAGACTTTGGATACTAAGTGTATGCAAGCTACTCTTTCAGATAATTATAGAATCAGAAGATTAACACCTAAAGAATGTTTTAGACTTCAAGGTTTCCCAGATGAAATGTTCGAAAAGGCAAGAAAAGTTAATTCAGATTCACAATTATATAAGCAAGCTGGAAATGCAGTAACAGTAAATGTAGCATATGCAATAGCTATGACACTAGGAAAAGAATAAAGAAATACTCACATAAACCTTGACTTAAGGGCCCTCCTGAGTGATATATGTATGTAACAAAACTACGGGAGGTAAGTAAAAGTGAAAAAGAAAGATATGTTTAAAGCAAGCTATAATAAAAAGATTTATGAATTTGTAGGTAAGTGGGGTTGTGATATTATCCTTTCACCAGTGGAGGCTGAAGATGATCAATGCTTGATTTACACAGCAAATGAAATAAAAGAGTTTCTTGAAACAGGAGAGTTAGAAAGAATAATAAAATAAAAGCTACCCTTTGAAGTTTTACTTGCAATTCCTGTGGTTTTAAGTGATGTATAGACATAACAAAACTACAGGAGGGATGGAAATGGATAGAAAAGAAAAAGTTAAAATACTAGAGAGGCACTTTGGAATTAAATCAAAGTATTTAGGAGCACTAAGCTTTGCCTATGAAATTCAAACAGATGGAGAAACCTATACCATAGACAGGGAGGGGAGAATAATCTTGAAAAGTGGAGAAGAAAGACAACTTGAAGAAATATTAGAACCTAGACCTGAAGAAGTAGAAGCTCAAGCAGAATTAGGAGTGGAACTTGAAATACCAATGGATGGGCATCAAGGAAACACATTGAGAAATATCTTAAACCTAATCTACAGCAAGCAGCCTTTAATTAAAAAGGTTCTAGGAATAGAAGAAGATCTAGTGGAAACTGACTTTATTGAAGCTTTAAAAGAAGAAAGAGTAAAAAGCATAGACAGCTTTGAAAAGGCACTAAATAAAATAGGCTATAACGGCCACCCTGGAGTAGACTTTGACTTTGAAAATAAGACCTTTACCTTTAAACATGCTAAGGGAGAAGCTGCCATCTGGCTCTTTGCCTTAATAAATAAAAAGGCTAAGACACAAAAGTTCTCACAAGTAAAGCAAACAGAAACAGACAATGAAAAATATACCTTTAGAACCTGGCTTAATAGCCTTGGAATGATAGGTAAAGATTATGGAGAAATAAGAAAAGAACTTCTTGAAAACTTAAGTGGAAACCCTTCATTTAGACATCCTAAAAGGGAGGAAGCTTAAATGGAAAAGCCAAGATGCAAACTTATAGGAGAAAACGGAAATATATTTAATCTTATGGTTATAGCAGCAAGGTGCCTTAAGGAAGAAGGACTTAAAGATCAAGCAGATGAAATGCTAGAGAGAATATATAAATCCCAAAGTTACCTGGAAGCACTAGCCATAATAAGTGAATATGTAGAAGTAGAATAAAGAATATGTATCTATTTAAAAGATAGTACTTGCTATTTACCTCGTCCTGAGTGATATATGTACACAAGGAAACACACCAGAAGGAGGTAAATACAATGCTTACAAGAAACTTTGGAATTGAAATCGAGTTTACAGGAATCACAAGGGAGAAAGCTGCAAGAGTAATAAGGGACCATTTACAAGGACTAATAATAAAAGAAGGCAGCAGCTTTAAAGTAGCAGATGCTGAAGGAAGAAGCTGGCAGATAGTTTATGACGGAAGCTTAAGAAATCAAAGAAAAACAAACGGACAGAAAGTTCCAGCTGGAAGAGAATACAGCGTAGAGCTAGTAAGCCCAATCCTAAAATATGAAAAAGACATAGACAGCTTACAAGAAATGGTGAGAAAGCTAAGAGGGGCTGGAGCTTTTGTAAACAGCAGCTGCGGAATACACATTCACTTAAACGGAAAAGACCACACCTCAAGAAGTCTTAGAAACTTTGTAAACATAATCTACTCAAGAAACGATTTACTTTACACCAGCCTAGAGATAAAAAGTGAAAGAGTAAAATATTGCAAGAAGATGGACCAAAGCCTAGTGGAAAACATGAACAAGAAAAAGCCTACAAGCTTTAAAGAGATAGAGGACATTTGGTATCAAGGCTACTACGAAGGAAGAAGTAGACACTACCACAACAGCCGCTACCATTTCCTAAACCTACACAGCTTTTTCAACGGAGTAGGAACAGTAGAACTTAGAGGCTTTAATGGAACCCTCCACGCTGGAAAGATAAGAAGCTTTATACTTTTATCCCTAGCCATGAACAACCAAGCCTTAACCCAGAAGTTCGCCAGCAGCAAAAAGCCTCAACTGGAAAACCCAAAGTTCGCAATGAGAACCTGGCTTAACAGAATAGGCTTTATAGGAAAAGACTACAAGAACCCAAGAGAGCATCTTTGCAAACACCTAGAAGGAAGCGGAGCTTGGAGATTCAAAGAACAAGCCTAAGCGCAGTGAGGGGGCAACCCCTCCTAGTTTACTAGGGTGGTAGATTTATACCAAGTGTGTATTTAAAGCCGACACAGGCGAAAATGTGGGGCCAGTAAGGAAGATGAAAGAGGTGATAGATGTGAAAAAACTGTATATAGCTTATGGTTCCAACCTAAACCTAGAGCAGATGGAATTTAGATGTCCAGGTGCAAAAGTCTATGGTAAGGGATCTTTAAAAGGTTACCATCTCCTATTTAAAGGCTCACCAAATAATGCGTATTTAACCATAGAGCCTAAAGTAGGAAGCGAAGTACCAGTAGTAGTTTGGAGCATAGAAAAAGCAGATGAATTATCCCTTGATAGGTATGAAGGCTATCCAAACTTTTACTATAAAGAAAATATTCCAGTGGAATTAGAGAGGGGAAAAGTTGTAGAAGCTATGGTCTATATAATGACCGATAAAATAAAAGATAGAATTCATTTAAACTTACCCAGCAAGAATTACCTCCAAGGAGTAAGAGTAGGATATGAAAGTTTTGGCTTTGACCAGGAATATATTGATAAGGCCCTGGAAGAGAGCAAAATCAAGGGAAAGTAAGGCCACAGCTTGGCTTGTAAGGGCTTCAAATAGAGGCCTTGGGACAACAACCCTATTGAAAATTCCAAAGGAGGGGTTCAAATTGGATAAGTTCTTTAAGCAGAAGTATTGCGATAGATGTGGCAGTGATCTTAAGCTAGGCAGAATAATGTCAATGTTTAATGAGGACTGTATCTGTATGGACTGTAAAGACAAAGAAACCGAAGATCCAAAGTATAAAGAAGCAAGAGATGCTGAAGCAAGAGAAGTTAAAAAGGGAAATTACAATTTTAAAGGAATAGGAAAATAGATGTAGATATCTTGAAGAAAGTACTTGCTATATAAGCCCTTCTGAGTGATATATGTATGTAACGAAACTACAGGAGGAGATAAAAATGAATAAGAAAACTGAAAGAAAACTAGAGGAAATAGCAAAGGAACAACTTTTTATTGAAACACTAGAAACTAGAATGTCAGATGGACTAGACTTTCATGACGTTTCAGTATGGGGAGTAAAAGAAGCTTTAAGACTAGCCTTTGAACTAGGAAAAGCTGAAGGTGAAAAAAGATGAACAGACTACAATTTAAAATGATGATGGAAGGCCTTATAACTACAGCTATTGAAAAGATATGTGTTTTAGGCTTTGAAGATGGAAAAGAAGATATAGAAAAAATAGTAGACATGATAGAAGAACTTGAAGCTTTCTGGAACTCAAGTGGAAGCTTAACAGAAACAGACTGGATGGAAGAAATAACATCTACAGTAGAAAGCTTAAAATTAAGAATAGGATAAACTTACGAAAACACAAAGGAGCCTTAAAACTAGGGCTTCTTTTTGATTATAGATTTGGAGGTGAAAGCATGGCGACAAGAGGAAGAAAACCAAAACCAACTGCCCTAAAACTACTTGAAGGAAATCCAGGTAAAAGACCCTTAAATGAACTTGAACCTAAACCTAAAAAACAAGCTCCAAGTTGCCCGTCATGGCTGGAGCCTGAAGCTAAAAAAGAATGGAAGAGAATGGCGAAAACCCTAGAATCAATTGGAATATTAACTGAGATTGATAAGGCTTCTTTTGCTGGGTATTGCCAGGCCTATGCTAGATGGAAGGAAGCTGAGGAGTTTTTAACCAAACATGGAACTATATTTAAAACACCATCTGGATATATTCAGCAGGTACCTCAAGTTTCAATAGCTCAAACCTATCTAAAAGTGATGAAAGACTTCTCTTCTGAGTTTGGACTTACTCCTGCTGCTAGAACTAGAATCCAGATAAATACAAAAGAAGTAGAGTCTGATGATCCAATGGAGAAAATGTTAAGAAGAGCAGGGAAGTGATACTTTTATGGATACTTTTATTCCTACAGAATTTATGCTCCCTACATCTAGCTTCGATGAAGAAAGAGCAGAATATGTAGTTAATTTTATAGAAAACTTAAAACACACAAAAGGTGAGTGGCATAATAAACCCTTCATATTATTACCTTGGCAAAAGAGGATAATCTATAATCTATTTGGAGTTGTAAAAGAAGATGGATACAGACAATTTACTACTGGATATGTTGAAATACCCAAAAAACAAGGGAAAACTGAGCTAGGAGCAGCCCTTGCCCTATATATGTTAACAGCAGATGGTGAATGGGGTGCTGAAGTATATAGCTGTGCAGCAGATAGGGCGCAGGCCTCTTTAATCTATCAAGTAGCAGTGGATATGATTGGACTTTCACCTGCCCTTCAAAAGAGACTTAAAATTGTAGCTTCACAAAAGAGAATAGTCTATCCTGCTATGAATTCCTTTTATCAAGTACTATCATCTGAAGCCTTTACAAAACATGGAATAAACCCTCATGCAGTACTCTTTGATGAGACACATGTCGCCAATAGGGAGATGTTCAATGTTATGACCCATGGTGCAGCAGATGCAAGAAGGCAACCTTTAAACTTTCTTATAACTACAGCTGGAAATAATAGACACAGTATAGGATTTGAACTCCATCAAAAAGCAGAGGATATTCTAACTAAAAGAAAAATAGATCAGTCTTTCTTTCCAACTATATTTGCTGCAGATGAGGATGATGACTGGACAAATCCTAAAGTTTGGAGAAAAGCTAATCCATCCCTTGGAGTAACAGTTCAAGAAGAGAAGATGGCCATAGCCTGTGAAAGTGCTAAACAAAACCCAGCAGAGGAGAATCTCTTTCGTCAACTTAGGCTTAATCAATGGGTAAAGCAATCTATTAGATGGATGCCTATGGAGAAGTGGGATTTATGTAATTTGGAAGTTAAACCAGATGAGCTTGAAGGAAGAGTTTGTTATGGAGGACTCGATCTTTCAAGCTCTATAGATATAACAGCCTTTGTACTTGTGTTTCCACCAAGAAGTGAAGATGAAAATTATATAATACTACCCTATTTTTGGATACCAGAAGAAAATATGAGCTTAAGAGTAAGAAGAGACCATGTGCCTTATGATATCTGGGGAAAGAAAGGATATATTAAAACTACTAAAGGAAATGTAGTACACTATGGATTTATTGAAACATTTATAGAAGAGCTTGGAACTAAATATAATATAAGAGAGATAGCTTTTGATAGGTGGGGAGCAGTTCAAATGACTCAAAACTTAGATGGAATGGGCTTTACGGTAGTTCCCTTTGGACAAGGATATAAAGATATGAGTCCACCAACTAAAGAACTAATGAAACTTACTTTAGAGAAGAAACTATCTCATGGAGGAAACCCTGTATTAAGATGGATGATGGATAATATATTCATAAAAACAGACCCAGCAGGAAACATAAAACCAGATAAAGAAAAAAGCACTGAGAAGATTGATGGTGCGGTAGCTACTATAATGGCCCTTGATAGAGCAATTAGAAATCAAGGAAATACTGGTAGTGTATATGATGATAGAGGGATATTGGTCTTATAATGCCTAAATATACAATAAGATAATTACCTATGATATAATAGTTTATCATAAGAGGTGGTGAATGGCTATATGGATAGACAAAGAGTTGAAGATTTACTATTAGAAATAATGTATCTAGAGGAATTTGAAAGTGTAAGATATTATGCTTATAATTTAGCGAAGCCAATGTGGAATATATTTAAGCTTGAATGGAAATCTATACCTTACTTTTTAAGGGTTATTTGTGAGAAATCAAGACAACTCATCAAGAATAATGAAGTTGAACTAGGAGATATACTTAAATTATATTCTGAAGATCCATGTTATCTTTGGGTAGCAAGTAATATAAATACGGTAAAACCTCAGACTAATTTAAGTGAAATGGAAATAATAGGTAAGCTTATGGATGGTGAAGATGTATCAGAATATGTTGATGTAGAAGAAGAAAAGTTGATTTGTAGTTTAGTATGCTATGCAATTGATAATAATCCGCTTAGGAGTTTAAACTTTAATGAAATATGCAAATCAGAGGTATTTAAATACAGTACTACAGACTATAATTTAACAAATGTAGATACTGTAGAATTTCTATCTAGTGGCTATGTTTATGATAATAAATATTATCTATATAATCGTTGTATAAATAAAGAGAAGATTCAATTATATGATAAGAAACCAGCTATCTTTAGAATAATAGAGGAAGAAATATTAAATCCGGATATTTATTTACGACTGGATGACAGGCTTGCGTCACCTAGTGCAGATGCAATTTCGTTAGAGACTATAGGCTTTGATAGGTTTAGAGGCATTCAATTTAAATTCAGTAAAACTATTCTAAATGATATTAAGAATATAATTGTCCATCAAGATATTAAGAGTCTGGATAAATTGTTAATGGTTGTAAAAAAAGACTTTGATACAGAATTAAATGAAGAATTTTGGCATGTAGAAATAGAAGAATTACCTTATATAGAAGAATCATATAGTAAAAAGATTACTACCACATTTATTCATGGACAGTATTATCCTAAAATTAAGTATTTTAGACACATTGATTTTACTCAGAATCAATATGCTTTAGAAGTATATTTAGAAAAATATGTTGATACAAGCAATACTGAAATACTAATCGATCATTACACTGACAAGAAAAACCATTATAAGATTTGGTGTGTAGAAGGAGCAAATATTAAAGAAGAAACGTGGTATAAACTAGTAAAAGCATCTCTACACAGAGATTATAGAGAACTGTTTGACGAGATTTTAGGGAACTATTAGTATAGCATCTTCAAATTAGAAGGTGCTTTTTTCATGCCTGTTTTTAGGAGGTGATTATAATTAATATATTTTCAAAGTTATTTAAATCAAGAGAAAACCAAGTAATAGTCTATTTGGAAGTACTTATAGCCTTTTATTTGGATATACTACAAGGTAGATGTAGCATTTGCTACTATAATGGCGCTAGATAGAGTGATTGGAAACAAAGGAAATAGTGGTGGTATTGTTTATGATGATAGAGGAATTTTAATATTGTAGAATTTATTGTAAAAATGGTAAAACCGGTAATAATATAAATAAGTATGAGTACAATTATAAGATAGAGAACTATATATAACCTGAATAATAGAAAAGAGGAGGTGAATATGATAAAATGATACAGAGGTGGTTTATAAATATGAGAAATAAAGATGCTTTAATAACAGTAGCTATGCTATCAACGTTTCTTAAAGAAGAAAAAAAAGACTATTTAGATTTAATAACTCCTTTTATATTAAATTTACTGCCTAAAAAGGTAGGAGAAAAGGTTGAGATAGATGAAATAATAAATAAATTAGATAGCGAATATGGTATTGAAGACCTTCCTACAAATGTCTTGATTAATATTCTTAATAGAAACTCTAAATCTAGTATAAAAATATTAGAAAGAAAAAATAAAGAATATTTTGTAAAAAAGGTGTGTGACTCTAGATCATTTGAAGATAATAAACTGAAGATGAAAGAAGATACAGATTATATTATAAAAGCATTAGTAAAGAATTTAGAAGAACATACACCTATTAAAAATATAGATTTAGAAAAAAGCAGAGAAATCTTTATAGATTTTCTTGAGTCTTATGGATTTACTATAATAAATGATATAAATGATTTAAGAGGAGTTACTATAAACAATGAGCGCAATAGAAATAATTATTATGTTGCTCGATTTATATTAAATGAATATAAAAATGAGAGTATTATATTTGACAAAATAATAGAATTAATAAAAGGGTTTCTTATATATAAATCTATATTCTTTTTTAGTACCGAACAAAAAAAGACAATAGAATCTAAAATGAAAGGCACTGTAATATATTTTGACACCTCATTGTTAATAAACGCCTTAGGATATAATATGGAGCAGGAAAAGTTAGCTACAAGAGAATTAATTGAATTGATTTATGAGAATGATGGAATAATTAAAACTTTTAGTCATAATGAAGATGAGGTTGCCGGTATTTTAACGAAATATGCTAAAGACCCTATTGCTAGAAATAGCATGAGGTTGGAATATCTTAATAAAAACAACTATGATGAGTATGATGTAATAAGACTTAGAGACTGTTTAATAAAAAATTTACAAAATGTTAAGATTGAGGTTACGGACCCACCTAGTTATGGAAGGGTTACTGAAGAAAATCTTAAAGATAAAGGATATCTAGATTATGAAGAATTAAAATTAAAGTTAGCTGAAAGAGTTAATTATAGAAATGAGCTAGAAGACTCAGCTTTAAACAATGATGTTGAATCTATCTCTTCAATTAGTAGGCTTAGAGGTAAAGAAAAGTCTTATTCCATAGAAGATTGTAAAGCTGTGTTGGTTACACAAAACACCTCTATAGTAAACTCAGTAAGAGAATTATATAAAGATAGATTTTCAAAGGGAGAAATATCTTTTGCTATCTCTGAGATAGATCTAACTTCTATACTTTGGCTAAAATCATTTGATAAAAACAGTAATATCCCGTGTTTAAAGTTGATGGAAAGTGTTTATGCTGCCCATCAACCTACTAATGAGATTATTGATACATTTATGAAAAAGGTAGTTCAATTAGAAAAGGAAGGAAATATAGATTCAGAGGTAGCACTCTTGATAAGAACTCAAAATACTTTACAGCATGATTTAATAGAATTAACAGAGAATGATATAAATAAAATATCATTAGAAACAGTTAAAAAAGTTGAACAAAGGTATATTGAGAAAATTAGAGAAACTGATAAAAATAAGATTGATGAATTGATAAAAGAAACAAAAGTATATGATTTAAAAAAAGAAAAAGCATATAAAGATATTGAAAAGGAAGTAAATAGTATAATAAATAATTATGAAAAAAGATTGATATTAATATCAAGAATAAGTTTAACAGTTCTTTTTATTATTGGCCTGTATGCAACAATTATAGGAACGGAACACTATAATAACTTTTTTAATATAGTAGTTATGGTATTAGCATTACTAGGAGTCTTAGATACATTCAATTCTAAATATACGATTATACTTAAAGTTATTGATAAGAAAAAACAAAGAAAATTTGACTCAATATATAGTAAAAAGATAGATGAACTGGATAAAATATTTAAATAAAATATTAAAGATTTAGCATCTTCAAATTAGAAGGTGCTTTTTTCATGCCTGTTTTTAGGAGGTGATTATAATTAATATATTTTCAAAGTTATTTAAATCAAGAGAAAAACCAAGTAATAGTCTATTCGGTAGCACCTATAGTTTTTTCTTTGGGGCTACCACTAGTGGGAAGACAGTAAATGAAACAACAGCTATGCAAACTACAGCAGTATATGCCTGTGTTAGAATCTTAGCTGAAACAATAGCTTCACTTCCATTACACACATATAAATCAACATCAGAAGGAAAAGAAAAGGCAAGAGATCACCCAATATATCATCTTCTTTCAGATGCACCAAATCCTGAGATGACTTCATTTGTGTTTAGAGAAACACTTATAGGTCATCTTTTATTATGGGGGAATGCATATGCACAGATTATCCGTAATGGTAGAGGAGAAGTCGCAGCACTTTATCCCCTAATACCAGATAAGATGAAAATAAAAAGAAGTGAAAGAGGAGAAATCTACTATCTATATAACAAAGAAGGTCAAGACTATATTTTAAAATCACAAGAAGTTCTACACATTCCAGGGCTAGGATTTGATGGACTTGTAGGATATTCTCCAATTGCTATGGCTAAAAATACAATTGGAATGGCGTTAGCAACTGAAGAATACGGAGCTAAGTTCTTTTCAAATGGAGCAAATCCAGGCGGAGTATTAGAACACCCAGGAGTGGTTAAAGATCCATCTAGAGTAAGGGATAGTTGGAACTCTGTATACCAGGGAAGCACTAATTCTCATAAGGTTGCTGTACTAGAAGAAGGGATGAAGTTTCAAGCCATAGGTATTCCTCCAGAACAAGCACAGTTTCTTGAAACAAGAAAGTTCCAAACTGAAGAGATATGTAGAATATTTAGAGTACCACCTCATTTGGTAGCAAGTTTAGATAAGGCAACATTCTCAAACATAGAGCACCAGTCAATAAGTTTTGTGGTTCATACAATAAGACCCTGGTTAGTTCGGATAGAGCAATCTATTAATAAGGCTTTATTTAATGAAGCTGAAAGAAAAGAATACTTTGTAAGCTTTGTTGTTGATGGCTTACTTAGAGGAGACTATAACTCCAGAATGCAAGGTTATGCAACTGGCATACAAAATGGGTTTATGTCTCCAAATGATGTTAGGTCTCTAGAAAATATGAATCCAATCCCAGAAGAGGAAGGGGGAAATGTTTATATGGTTAACGGGAATATGCTAAAGCTTAAAGATGTTGGAGCATTTGTAAAAGATAAAGACACTAGTGGAGGTGATGAAAATTAAAAAGTTTTGGAACTGGATTAAAAATGAAGAAGGAAGAACTCTATTTCTAAATGGAGTAATCTCTGAGGAAACTTGGTATGGAGACGAAGTAACACCCCAAATGTTTAAAGATGAATTAAATAGTGGAGAAGGAAATATCACTGTATGGATCAATAGTCCAGGAGGAGATTGCATAGCAGCTTCACAGATATACAATATGCTTATGGAATACAAGGGAGATGTCATTATAAAGATTGATGGGATTGCAGCTAGTGCAGCTTCAGTAATTGCTATGGCAGGAACAGAAGTACAGATTTCACCAACAGGTTTAATGATGATCCATAATCCCTTAACTGTGGCTTTTGGAGATGCTTTTGAAATGGAAAAGGCAAGGGCAATGCTATCTGAAGTAAAAGAAAGCATAATAAATGCTTACGAAATAAAGACCGGTATTTCAAGAGTAAAGCTATCAAATCTAATGGATTCGGAAAGCTGGTTCAATGCTAAAAAGGCAGTAGAACTTGGATTTGCAGATAATATAATGTTTTCAAAAGTTGAAGGACTAGAAGAAATAGAAGGATTAACTTTCAGCAACATGATAGCAGTAAATTCTATCTTAAATAAATTTCCTAAAGAAGATAAGCCAATAGATAAACCAATAATTGAAACTGGAACATCACATAAAGAACTAGAAAAAAGATTAAATCTAATAAAATAAATGGAGGTAGTATAGATGAATAAAATAATTGAATTAAGAGAAAAAAGAGCAAAACTTTGGGATGCTACTAAGGTCTTTTTAGATTCAAGAAGAAATGAAAATGGACTCTTATCAGCTGAAGATAAAGCTACCTATGAAAAGATGGAAGCCGATGTAATAAGTCTTGGTAAAGAAGTAGAAAGACTTGAAAGACAGGCTGTGATGGACTTAGAACTTTCAAAGCCAACTTCAAACGCAATAAGAAATAATCCAAATAAAAATATGGATGATGAAAAGACTGGCAGAGCATCAAATGAGTATAAGAAAGCATTTTGGAATTCTATGAGAAATAAGAATAACATTGAAATACAAAACACACTGAAAATAGGGACAGATAGTGAAGGAGGATATTTGGTTCCAGATGAATTTGAAAAGACACTTGTCGAAGGATTACTTGAAGAAAATATCTTTAGACAACTAGCTAAAGTAATTACAACATCTTCAGGAGATAGAAAAATCCCAGTAGTAGCAAGTAAAGGAACTGCTTCATGGGTTGATGAAGAAGGAGCAATACCAGAATCAGATGATGCTTTTACACAAGTTTCAATAGGTGCATACAAACTAGCCACTATGATTAAGGTTTCAGAAGAACTCCTTAATGATAGTGTTTTTAATTTAGAGGGCTATATTGCACAGGAATTTGCTAGAAGAATTGGCTCTAAGGAAGAAGAAGCTTTTTTCATTGGAGATGGAGTAGGAAAACCTACTGGAATATTTAATGATACTGCTGGAGGAGAACTTGGAGTTACTGCTGCATCTGCAACAGCTATAACAGTAGATGAATTACTAGATTTATTTTATTCATTGAAATCACCATATAGAAAGAAAGCCGTATTCACAATGAATGATGCAACTGTAAAACTAATAAGAAAACTAAAAGACGGAAATGGTCAGTATTTATGGCAACCATCTATAACTGCAGGAGAGCCAGATACAATCCTAAATAGACCAGTAAAGACATCTTCATATGTTCCAGTAGCAGCATCTGGTACTAAACCTATAGCTTTTGGGGATTTTGGATACTACTGGGTTGCAGATAGACAAGGTAGAAGTTTTCAAAGATTAAATGAATTGTTTGCTGCAACAGGTCAAGTAGGATTTAAAGCTAGTCAAAGAGTAGATGGAAAATTAATACTTCCAGAAGCAATCAAAATTCTAAAAATGAAAGGGTAGGTGAATAAATGAGTAATACAAAGAATTATAAAAAACAAGGGGGAGACAAATGGGTTGTTAATGGAGTACTTGAAGTGACTGAATCAGGGTTACTCCTACTAAATAATAAACCATTAACAAGATCTCAAGGCCAAGCAGAAAGTACAGCTTCAACAATATCGGATTTAAAAGAGGATTTTAATTCATTACTTGAAAAGTTAAAGCATGCAGGTTTAATGGAAACGGAATAGAAAAAAAGAGGGTGAGTGTATGATTTTAGAACTTGAAGAAGCAAAACTATATTTAAGAGTAGAAGGTGATGAAGAAGATACACTCATCACTAATTTTATTTTATCAGCTGAAGAAATATGTGAAGGAATACTAAGGTATCCATTATCTGAATTACAAAATATACCCACCACAATAAATCTAGCAATACTTTATATAGTTTCAAATATGTATGAGACTAGAGAAGATTTTGATATTGGAAATGTACTTGATGTTACTAAAAGACTTCTATTCTTATATAGAAAAGAGAAGTGGTAGATATGACAATAGGAGAATTAAAGCATAGAATAACCCTTCAAACTCTAGAAGCTATAGTTAATGAAAATGGCTTTGAAGAAGAGCAGTGGATAGACTTTAAAACCCTATGGGCTAGTATTAAAAACCTTCACGGTAGAGAATACTTTCAAGCTGCAACAGTTCAAAAGGAAAACACGGTTAAATTCATAATAAGGTACCTTCCTGGAATAGACACTTCAATGAAGATACTATTTAAAGATAAACATTACAATATCACATCAATAGATAATATTAGATATGAAAATAGATTTATAGAAATAAAAGCACTGGAGGTGGATAGTCTTGGCTGATATGAAAGTAGAAGGAATAGAAGATCTCTTAGTTGAAATAGAAAGACTAGGAAGAGAAGGAAGCAAGATAGAAAACAAGGCTCTAAAGGAAGCAGGTGATGCAGTCAAAATTTCCATCCAAAATGAAACTCCTACTAGAAGTGGAAAACTAAAGACTAGCATAACAGTTTCCAGAGTTAAAACTAAAGGTGGAATAAAGCAAGTAGAAGTTGGGCCTGGGAGTGATGGATATTATGGTAAGTTTTTAGAATTTGGAACTGTAAAGATGAAGGCCAACCCCTTTATGTCTAGAGGATATGAAACTTCTAAGAGTGAAGCGGAAAGAATAATTGAAGAAGAAATAAGAAAAGGACTGGGCCTATGAATAGAGAAATACTAGCAGCACTAAAGGATGTAGGAGTTCCAGTAAGATTTCAAACCTATGGTGGAAAAGAAGAAACATATATAACCTTCTTCACCTATCTTGACAAGCCTGAGCTCCACTCTGATGATAGGGAACTAATCACAGGAAATTATATCCAAATAGATGTCTGGAGCAAGAAAGACTATACAGATTTAGTAGATTCAGTTCATCAGAAAATGATAGAAGCAGGATTTATAAAACTAAACTTTTATGATCTATATGAAGAAGAATTAAAAGTTTACCATAAAGTAATGAGATTTTTAAAGGAGGTAATATAAATGGCACAAGTAGGACTAAATGATTTACACTTTGCAATACTGACAAAAGATACAAAGGAAGCCTTAACATACGAACTACCAGAATCAATGATAGGTGCAATAAACGCTACCATAAATCCAACAGTAAATACACAAGAAGTATATGCAGATGACCAGCTTTGGGAGTCTATTTCTTCCTTGGGTAAGATAGATGTTGAAGTAGAAACAGCAGACCTGCCACTAGAGGTAAGAGCAAAGATACTAGGAAACAAAATAGTAGAAGGTGTATTAGTTGAAAATAAATCTGATATCCCACCACATATAGCCCTAGGATTTAAAAGTTTAAAGTCTAATGGGAAGTATAGATATCTATGGCTTTTAAAGGGAGTAGCCCAGCCTATGGCAGAAGATTATTCTACTAAAAAGGATAATGTAGACCATAAAACTCCAAAGATAAAACTTACCTTTATGCCAAGACTCCATGATGGAGACTGGAAAAGAACAGCAGATGAAGATAGTGCAGACTTTACTGGAGCTTTAACCTGGTTTGAAAAGGTTCCAGGAGATACTACCATTATAGGGGGTTAGTCATGCAAATAATATTAAGAATGGATAAAAAAGATAAGACTTTTACAGCGGACTTCATATCTGCAAGAATGGTAAGAAGAACAATAGAAGTATCCGAAGGAATAAACTTTGAAAGCTTGAAGCCAGAAGAACTAGATAAACTTATAGATTATATTGTAGAGCTATTTTCTAACCAGTTCACCAGAGATGATGTATATGATGGACTATCTTCTAAAGATTTACTCTCCACCATCACAAATTGTATCAATGAAGTAGTAGGTGGAATGACTGAATCTACTGGTGGCGAAGGAAAAAACGAGTAGAGGGGAATTCCATGGAGCCCCAAGAATTTATAGATAGTTTGTATCTGGCCCTTTTAGATAAAGGTTGGACACTAAATGAAATAGACTCTATGGATATATTTTACTATCTTAAGCTCTTAACTAGAAAACTTGGAGAAGAAAAAGTGTATATTGATGATGTATTGTAATAAGTATCAACTGTACTTTTTACATTCTCGCTCAAATGACATGTAATTAGAGCGAGAATGTAAATTATATTTACAAACTATGCCTAAAAATCAGTTTCTACTATAATTTCATTAGAGATAGTATATAATATAGTTAATAGATATTCGAATGGAAATATAGATGAATAGGAAGTTGATATTTATGAATGAAAAGCAAATTTTGGAACTGATAAATAAAGGTGAAGGAATCAATATAGAATTTAAAGAAAGTAAAACTAAGCTAAATAAAGATGTGTTTGAATCTGTCTGTGCTTTTTTAAATCGTAATGGAGGACACTTATTTTTAGGTGTGAAAGATGATGGTACCATTGTTGGTATTGATGATGACTCTGTAAAAAAGGTTAAGGATAATTTTGTATCATCGATGAACAACCCTGATAAAATAAATCCTACCTGCTACTCAGAGATCCAGGAGATTAAAACTAAAGGTAAGACAATCCTCTATGTATCCATTCCTGAGAGCTCAGATGTTCATAGATGTAATGGTAAAATATACGATAGAAATGAAGATGGGGATTTCAATATAACAAGTAATAGGGATCTTGTTTTTAAGCTATACATGAGAAAACAAAGTACCTATAGTGAGAATACAATATATCCTGCAGTTAAAATGTCTCAACTCAGAGAAGATATTTTTGAAAAAGTTAGAAGATTTGCATCTAATCGAGTATCCAATCACCCTTGGAAGAGTATGGGTAATATGGAATTATTGAAAAGTGCAGGACTTTATCTTGAAGAGCCTCAAAGCGGGAAAGAAGGAATAACATTAGCAGGGATTTTAATATTCGGTACAGATATATTAATCCATGCTGCACTTCCGCATTATAAAACAGATGCTATTAAAAGAGTACAAAATCTTGATAGGTATGATGATAGGGACTATGTTGATACTAATTTAATAGACAGTTATGATAGACTTATGCAGTTTATAGCAAAACACTTAAATGATAAGTTTTATTTAGAAGGAGACATAAGAACAAACATTAGAGATATGATATTTAGAGAAGTAATATCAAATATTTTAGTTCATAGAGAATACCTTGACCCATTTCCAGCAAAGCTTATAATTGAAAAAAATAGAGTTTATGCTGAAAATGGTAATACAGCTCGTGGTAGCGGAGAAATAGACCCAAAGAGCTTCTCACCATATTCTAAGAATCCTACTATAGCAAAGTTTTTCAGGGAAATAGGATGGGTAGATGAGCTGGGCTCAGGTGTTAGAAATATCAATAAATATAATAAAATTTATTCTGGCTCAGAAGCTCAGTTTATAGAAGGTGATGTGTTTAAAACAATTATACCTTTGGATACTAGAGATACTAGAAAAGTTAATGATCCTGTAGAAGATGAAAAAGATAGAGAAACAAAAGATATATTGGAATTCTGTAAAATACCTAGAAGTAGAGAAGAAATTCAGCAATTTGTAGGGATTAAAAGCACCTCTCACTTTAGAAGGAAAGTATTAAATCCATTAATAAAAGGTGGTTTACTAAATCTAATATTACCAGATAAACCAACGAGTCCAAATCAAAAATATTACTCATAAGACACTTTAAACAAACTAAATAATTAATAGGATATTGAGATAAAGATCAAGCTAGGGTTAAGCTAGGGCCAAGACAATAATTAGGATTAAGCTAGTGATATAGCCACCTTAGAGAGTTGGAAAGTTAGAAAAGGTCAAGCTGGGGTCAAGCTAGGGTCAAGCTGAAATAAGTTAATATAAAAATATTTAGCATCCATTTAGGGTGCTTTTTTTACGCCAAAAAGTGAGGTGATGTAAGTGGCAAAGGAAATAGGAAATTTAAATGTAGTAGTAGGATTAGATTCCACAGGCTTTCAAAATGGAATAGGTGCCTTAAATAGAGAAATGAAAAAGGTTCAATCTGAATTTAAGCTTGCAAGTACAGAACTAGGTAAGCATGGGAAAGAATTGGATGGATTGAAATTAAAGTCAACCAACTTGACCCGTCAAACTGAGCTGCAAAGACAAAAAGTAGATGCTTTAAAACAAGCACATCAAGCTTCCGTAGAAACTAAAGGCAAAGATGCTAAAGCTACTCAAGATTTAGAGATTAAATTAAATAATGCCCAGGCTAAGCTATCTTCCATGGAGCAAGGCTTAAGCTCTTTAAATAAGGAAATAGAACTTCAATCTAACAGCTTCTATAAGCTCTCCCAAACACTAGAACCAATAGGACAAAAGTTTCAAGATGTAGGAAAGAAGATGGAATCAGTAGGAAAAGATTTAACTAAAAAACTTACTCTTCCCTTAGTTGGAATTGGAACTGCAGCTTCAAAAGTAGGCTCTGACTTTCAAGCTGGAATGAGTGAAGTTGCAGCCATATCTGGTGCTACAGGAAGTGATCTAAGACAACTAGAAGAAAAAGCTAAAGAGATGGGTGCTACTACAAAGTTTTCTGCCACTGAATCTGCTGAAGCTTTAAAATATATGGCCATGGCAGGCTGGGATACAAATCAAATGGTAGATGGACTTGATGGGGTTATGATGCTAGCTGCTGCCAGTGGTGAAAACCTAGGATCAGTTTCTGATATTGTAACTGATGCCCTTACAGCCTTTGGTATGGAAGCAAAAGATGCATCAAGCTTTGCAGACTTACTCGCCAGTGCATCATCAAACTCAAATACAAATGTAGCATTACTTGGGGAGTCATTTAAATATGTGGCTCCTCTTTTTGGTGCTATGGGCTACTCTGCTGAAGATGCAGCTCTAGCTCTGGGCCTTATGGCTAATGCTGGTATTAAAGGATCTCAAGCTGGAACAAGTCTAAAGACAGCCATAGCAAACCTTGCCAATCCAACAGATAAAATGAAAGGTGCAATGACAGAACTCGGCATATCTATTACAGATGCTAATGGTGAAATGCTTCCATTTAAAGATGTAATGGGTGAACTTAGAGAAAAATTCTCAGGCTTAACTGAGGAGCAACAAGCTCAATATGCAGCTACAATATTTGGTAAAGAAGCTATGAGTGGAATGCTGGCAATAATAAATGCAACAGATGAAGACTATGAAAAGCTTACAGACTCTACAAGAAATTATACAGGGACAGCTAAGGCGATGGCTGAAACTATGGAAGATAATCTCCAAGGTGGAATAACTAAACTTAAGTCTGCCCTTGAAGGAGTCGGCATACAGATCTTTGAAGTACTTCTTCCTCACCTACAATCTCTAGTAGAAAAACTTCAAGAAGCAGTGGAGTGGTTTGCTAACCTAGATCCAGCTACTCAAGAAACTATAGTTAAAATAGGACTAGTTGCAGCAGCTATTGGACCCCTTCTTTTAATAGGTGGAAAACTTATAGGAGGAATAGGAAGCATTATAGGATTAGTATCAACAGTTTCTGGAGCCATAGCAGTAGCAACTACGGGAGCCGTAGCAGCAACACCAGCAATAGGAGGACTTGCTACAGCTTTTACTATTCTGTCAGGACCAGTTGGACTAGCAATAGCGGGAATTGCAGCAGTTACAGCTGTGGGAGTAGGCCTATATAAACACTTAAGCCAAGAAAGTATTCCTGAAATACAGCTCTTTGGTGATGAGGTTTCCGATTCTACAAAGAAAGCAGTAGGAGGTTTTCTTGAACTTAATGATGAAGCTACTATTGCCCTTAATCAATTATCCTGGTCTGGGCAAGAAGTAACACAGGAAATGGCTGATAAAATTACAGGAAACTTCTCTCAGATGGCAACAGATATTCAGTCGGGATTAGATAAACATCATGAAGAATCCCTTGGTAAAATACAAGGGTTTGTAAATAATAGCACATCACTTTCAAAAGAAGAGCAAGAAGGAATCATAAGTAATATGAATGAAGGCTATGAATCTAGAAAGCAAAAGGTAGCCGATGGAGAAACTAGAATTAAAGAAATACTAGAAACTGCATCAACTGAGAAGAGAGGAATAACAAAAGCAGAGCAAGAAGAGATAAATTCTATCCAAAAAGAAATGGTGGAGACAGGTATTAGAGTCTTATCTGAAAATGAAGTAGAAGCTAAATCCATAATGGAAAGAATGAAAGCTCAAGCAGGAGAGATCACTGCCAACCAAGCTGCTGAAGTTGTTCAAAACTCTATAGAGCAAAAGGAAAAAACCGTTCAAGCTGCTAATGAACAATATGATGAAGTGGTTAAAGAAATAATAAGGCAAAGAGATGAAGCTGGAACCATAACAAAAGATCAAGCAGATAAGCTAATACAAGAAGCAACTAGACAGAGAGACGACACAGTTGAAAAAGCAGAAGAGATGCACGCAGATGTAATAAAAGAAGCTAAGGCTCAGGCTAAAGAACATGTGAATCAAGTAGACTGGGAAACTGGAGAAATAAAGACCAAATGGCAAGTTATGAAAACTGATATCTCAGAGAAGGCTAAAAAGATAAAAGAAGATGTAGCGGAGAAATGGAAAGATATAAAAAAGGACTCATCAGAAAAGTGGGAGAATATAAAAACAGATACAGCTACAAAATGGAAGGATATGAAGGAAGATACTCTTACTAAAGCTGGAGAAATAAAAAAGAGTGTATCGGATAAGTGGGGAGAAATAAAAACTGATACTAGTCAAAAGTGGAAAGACATAAAAAAGGATGTCAGTGATAAGGCAGGAGATATAAAGAAAAACATAATAGACTCCATTACAAATTCAGAATCAGAATGGGTGAAGAAAACAGCTTCAATGCTCACTGCTGCCAATGATAAATTTGGAGCTATGAAAGAGAAAGTTTCTGAATCATTTACTACTGTAGTATCTTCCATAAAAAGTGGAATAGATAAGATCTTAGAATGGAATGCAACAACTGTTAAAGAGAAAGTCTTTAGCATAGTTGAAAAGGTAAAAAGCATATTTTCAAAAGAAGATGCTGATTCAAACTATAGTGGAACTAGCTTCTTTCAAGGTGGACTTACTATGGTAGGAGAACTTGGGCCAGAACTTGTACAATTACCAAGAGGGAGTAAAATCTATAACGACAATGTTACTAAAAAGATGCTATCTGGGGATAAAGGAATCACCCAACACATAGTTATCAACAGTCCCAGACATTTATCTCCTTATGAAACGGCTAGAAAGATTAAAAATGCATCTAAAGAATTAGCAATGGAATGGTAGGGGGTGAAGGATTGAGTAACATAAAAATAACAAACACCAATGGAGAAAGCATCACTCTTGGAAATGAAGCACCTTTATTTCTAGAAAGAATAGATGGGGTAGGAAGACTGGGAGTAGAATTAGAAAACCAGAAGTCACCTGATCAAGATGGAATAACCTATGTCAAAAATACATTTTCAAGTAGAGATATATCTATTGAAGGAATTATCATTAGTAGAAATAATCCAGATGAAATACTAACTTTAAGAAGAAAGATGCAGAGAGTATTAAATCCAAAGCTAGGTCAAGTAACAATAAGGTACAAATATAAAGAGAGCACTAAAGAAATAAAGGCCATAGTAGAATCGACTCCTTCATTCCCATCAGCAGGAAGGGGACTCTTTTACCAGAAATATTTGATTAATCTAATATGCCACAGTCCATTCTGGCTTGAGACATATTATGAATCTAGTGAAATGTCATATATTATGGGTGGACTTAAGTTTAATTTAAAGCTTCCTAGCAAGTTTTCAAGTAGAGGTTTTAAAAGAAAGGCAGTTAATAGTGGTGATGTAGATACACCAGTAAAGATAGAATTCATTGGCCCTGCCACAAATCCAACAGTTACAAATGAAACTACAGGAGAGATAATAAAGGTAAATCGAGAGCTTGGAGAAGGTGATGTACTTTCTATCTGTACTTCTTTTGGTGAAAAGTATGTAAGGATAAATGGTGAAAATGCCTTTCACTATATAGATCTTGATTCTTCTTTTTGGAGCCTTCTTCCTGGAGAGAATATATTAAGTTATAAAAGTAATAACGATAGCATTAATACAAGAGTAAAAGCAATATGGAGAAATAGATATATAGGTTTTTAGAGAGGAGGCATCCTATGGCTGAGAGATATATGTTCTTTGACTCAGTAGAAGGAGAAGATGAAAGGTTTTATACTGCAGATGAATTTGCAGAGTATTTTAGGAAGTTAATATCTAGTGGTATCTTTAATGGAGGAGAAAACTTAAGGGTAAGTGCTAGTGGATCTGATATGAATATATTAATAAATGAAGGCTATGCTTGGATTGAAGGATATTTATATAAAATAGAAACAGAAAGTTTAAGCTTAACACTTGATGCAGCAGATTCATCAATGAATAGAATAGACAGAGTTGTAATTCGCCTTGATAAGTCTTTGGATAAAAGATATGTCAGGGCCTTTATATTAAAAGGAGAAGCAGCGGAAAAGCCAGTACCACCAACATTAAATAGAAGTAATAATATTTATGAAATATCCCTAGCTCAAGTAAAGGTTCTTGCTGGTAAGAGCTTTATAGAAAACTATCAAATTATAGATGAAAGATTAAATAGCGAAGTATGCGGAATCGTTACTCACTTATTTGAACAAGTAGATACTAGAGAACTATTCAATGAATGGCAGCTCTATCTAAATGCTAAAAAGGATCAAGGAGATAAAGACTTCATTGATTTCAAGAAATATATATCAGATAAAAAGTACAATGTAAATATTGAATATGCTACATTTCTAACTGTCTTACAGGGCAAACTTACTACTTTTCAAAACACATGGAATATATGGGTAGATGATAAACTAAGCATTCTTAATGGGGAGTTTTATTTAGAGTGGAACAGCTGGTTTGAGGGCATTCAATATAAGTGGAATATGTGGTTTGAAGGAGAAATAAAAAGGCTTTGGCAGGACTGGGTAAAGGATAAATTAAAATCACCTGGTGGAGAATTTTACACAGAATGGAAGGCCTGGTTTGAAGAAATACAAGATATTACTAATCTAGTGCCACGAAGTCAGTTTAAAGATCATATAAATAAATCAGTGAAAGATGAGGCTCATGGTCTTAGAATGATTGGTAATACTTTAGAAGTAGAGATAAAACAAGGTATATGGTATAAATTAGAAAATCAGCCAACAATTAATACATGGGGAGGGATGTAAATGGGAAGTGCAATAAGACTAAGTAAAGGACAATTAACCACAGAGTTCACTCCTTTATATCAGGTACCTAATGATAGAATAGCCATACTAAAATCAATTATATTAACCAATTTATCAGATTCATCACAAACTGTTAGCTTGAAGATGGCTGGTGCTTATATTATGAAAGAAAAAACACTCTTAGCAGGTGAGTCTTATCAAGCATCAGTATTTGACCAGGTTATAGTTTCTGGTGAGACTATAGAGGGAAAAGCAAGTCAAGGCTTAGACTACTATATAAGTGGTAAGCTCTTACTTCCACAAGATATAGCCAGCGAAACTCAGTGGATGCAAGAGCAGTGGGATAGTTGGTGGGCTACTCATCCAGAAGCGTTTGAAGCTCTATGGAATTCATGGCTACAGAGTAAAACCTCTGAACCAGATGGTATCTTTTATCAAGAGTGGAAAGAATGGTTTGATAGAATTCAGGAAATCACACATGAAACAGCTGACCTAGTACCCTGGACTATATTTAGAAAACATGAAGAGAGTCTCTTAGCTCATGGGGAACTTATAAATACCCATCGAACGGAGAAGGACAATAAGGGGATTTTCACTAAAATTCAGTGGTATCGCAGGGATAAAACATTGGCTAAGGAGTCAAAACTAAATGGTGGAAATTCTCCAAGATATGCCAATCGAACAGTCACATATTTTGAAGCAGATGGAGAAACAATTCAATCTACAATCCTTTATAAGCAAATATATAATGAAGAGGGAGATTGGATAGAGGAGGTAATTATAGATGAATGATCTAATACTACATGGTTTTGGGCAGGCACCAACAGGGGGAGGTTCAGGTCAAGTTCCTATAGAAGGTTTAACTCCAATTATTACTTCAGACAAGTTAAAGGGGCTAGGATTAAAGTTTGCCAATAAATCCCTTGGTACCTTATCTGATAGAAGGGGGGTCAATCATTATAATGATGGAAAAGTATATGTATTACATTCTTCAGGGGTTACCATCTATGATGCAGTTTCAGGGGAGGTAATAGCGGAAAACTATCATCAAACTTCTTCAGCAAATATGACTCCAGATACTGCAGCGACAGACGGAAGTTACTATCTAACATATAGTTCTAAACTATATAAATATAGCTTGGATGGGACTTTAATTTGGGAAGCCTCAACAGGAAGTAGTTTTACTTGTATTACAGTAGACGCTTCTGGTGTATATGTTGGAAATACTTCTTCATCAAATTACTATGTATATAAATATAACAGAAGTAATGGACAGAGTATATGGAGTTCAGGCAATATCTCTTATAGAGTAATGGATATTGCAGTTACTAGTAATGCAGTTATTGTAGCTACCGAGAGCTATAGAATATATAGACTTAACCCTAGCAATGGAAGTCAAGTATATGTGTATACACTGCCTAATAGTGACAACGCTTATGCCTTAGCTATTGAACCAAATACAAATCACTTTTATTCTATAATCTATAATAGAACCTTAAGAAAACACAGCTTCCAAACAGGGGAGCCTATTTTCACTTTAAATAACACTAATGTAACAACAGTATATAATTTATTTGTAGATGGTGGAAACAATGTATATACAATTTCTAATAGAGAGATTACTAAACTAGATAATCAATTGACAGGTTTTATTTGGAGGGAAAATCATGATATCACTGATAACCCTATTAATGCATATGGCTTTGATAAGGAAAAAGGGAATATTTATATACTAAGAACTCATACAGCAAAGATCCTATCAACTGAAAAAGAATGGTCACCATTTATCTTGCATCAATTTGAAGGGACTGTTAACTCCATAGATATAGATAAAAGTGGTAATTTTTATGGTGCCAGTGATGACTGGACAGTAAGAAAGTTTAATGCAGCAGGTAAAGAAGAGTGGATATATAGACATATACGTATGCTGAACTTTGTTAAAGCAGATAAGGATGGGAATGTATTTATTGCAGACTCTTCAAGGGTATTTAAAAAGCTTAATCCACTTGGAGTAGAGCAGTGGTCTTTGAGTATATCAGGAGTTTCAGGAGACATTAAAGACCTAGTAATAAACAGTGAAGGAGTAATAATTCTTAGCATATCATACTGGCATTCATCATCATCAAGCAGGAAGGATTATTTAGTTAAAATATCAAGTGACGGTAAATTTATAAGTAGAAAAGAAATAGGAAATAGCGGAGTCTTTAATAGCCTACACCTTTGGGATGATAAAACTATTCTAGCTGTAGATAGACTATATGATATTGAAAGCCTTAGATGTGTGGAGTTCTTTAATAATGCAAATCCAATATTTAGCGTTCAAGGAGACTTTATTTATGGTTTAAGTAGTTCCAATATAAAAGTCCTTAATAAGTATTCAGGCGGACAAGTGAATTCAACTAATATATCAAATGTTGATTATACAAACCTTTATTTGAAAGTGGCACAAGGCTTAGATGGAGCAATCTATGTAGCAGATAGCAAGAAAACCTTAGTTAAATTAAATAAGAAAGGTGAAGAACTATGGCGTTACCAAGCTAGAGATAATATAGCTGATGTGAAAGTAGATGATGATCATAATATTTACCTTGCTACAGGATATTATATTGAAAAGCTAACTCAAACATTTGGAATAGATAGTTATGAAAATATAGATAGTTGCAGAATAGAGTTTTGA